CACCAGGGTTAGACACAATCACAACAATCAACAGGACTATAAATACCACAACCACCGTAACCGTAGAAGCTACCTTTGGGCAATAGCTCTAATCCTTTGCCCTGCAAGGGTTTTGGCTAATACAACAGTTGCAAGTCCTAGCTCAAATGCACAGGGTACAGTAAATAATAATGCCACCATGATAGCTCCGCAAAGCACTCCACAATTCAGAATGTCGCAGGGTATTGTTTGCTCTTCTCCTAGCCTTACAATTACTCCTTATGTGACAGATGCTTGGTCATTTAATCGACCAAAAGAATACGTTACTAAACAAAATATCTACGATGAAGATACTGGAGCGATTAAGTATGTACAGGAGACACCAAGATTTGAAAAAGATAATTATAACTTGAACTATGGGATCTCAGCACAGATCAGTATTCCGTTAGGCAAGTCACCATACCTGTGTCAGAAGGCCACAGAGGTTAGTATAAAGAATCAAGAGCTATTGCATAAGAAGATGGAATTAGAGCTTGCTCTGTTCCGTCTGAAGGTGTGTGGTGAGCAAGCAAAGCTTGGTGTTCAATTTATTGGACAGTATGCAACCATTTGTGAAGGGATAAAGGTTACAGTACCACCAGGACAAGTTATTCCTCACTCTCATTCTTTGACTTCCGAGAAGTAATTTTCTTTATCAAGTTCTTCACTATCGGTTTTACAAGGTTGAGAATAATTGGTGTAGTCGCAGCCACAGTAGCAATAGCAGCAGTAGAGACAACAGTGCTAAATTCTGGGAGGTACTGATCTTTGAAAGCAACGTCCTCATACAACGTGGTGCATATAGTTCCATCTTCGCTTCTTTTGTGCCCTACAACACGTTCCAGCTTCTTTTCGTTACGAAAATCTCCTACTCTTTGATCTTTTTTACCAGGACATTCTACAAATACATCTTCCTTCTTTTCATCTTTCGGTATCTCTGGTTTAGGTGGATTGCCTTCTGGTAAAGGTTTTGATTCCTGTTCTACTGGTGCAGCTTCCTCAACAATTATCAGTTGATCTGGCTGAAAATTCATCGGAATAAAAGACGGATATGGACAGTTACTGACTACACCATTAGGATCATCTATTAATAAGTTTCTATTGCCTGTGTTCTTTACATCTCTATGAAAGTATTTACAACCTATAGTTTCTACATTTAAAGGCTGGTATCCAGGTAAAGATACTTGTGGAATAAAAACTTCTGGTATCTCAATACTTGGAATACTTATTTCTGGTATTTCCAATTACAATCCAAGTTTTTTAGGAATAGCCATAGATGGCCCTGTTGTTTTAGGTAAGCCTTTTTCTAATACGTTAGGCATCATTCCTTTTACATTGCCCATAACTTGATTCATTATCTTTGCCTTAAACTGCTCAGATGTTACATACTTATATCCAAAGTACCCTCCTCCGATAACTGAAGTTACCATTATAAATGAGAGGATACTCAAAACATTAGCTATCTTTTGAAACATGATTAAAGTTGCTGTATTAAAAGCACTCGCATTTAGCAGTGTGCTAGTTCTAGTCTGTATTGTAGC